GGCAAGGGTATATATCACGGTTCTTTTACAACTTTTCAAGTTTATGGTTTTAGCTACCATAACTTTTGTAAAACGGCCGAAATCCACTAGCAGACTGTTATGGTTCTTTAGACCATTACTTTGAAAAAGTTGTAAAAATCGGTCTGGTTGCTGGGGGTCGCCAGTGTAAATCAAGAATCCACTAGCAAAATCGGACGGCAAGGGTATATATCACGGTTCTTTTACAACTTTTCAAGTTTATGGTTTTAGCTACCATAACTTTTGTAAAACGGCCGAAATCCACTAGCAGACTGTTATGGTTCTTTAGACCATTACTTTGAAAATTTAAAAATTTTTTAAAATTTTGGTGCTGGTAGCCGTTCATCTAGACTACTAGTTATATTACCGGTTATAACTAGTTTGTCAGTGAAAATACGCTAGGAAAACTGTGTAAATAAAAATATGACTCCAATTTTTATACTACTGCTAGTACCTATGCTGCTAGTGCGGGATTGCTGCAGCCAATCTCAAAACATAACCTTCACCTTCCAAAACGTCGACTACTCTTGTACGGCAAACATTACTTTTGACATGACCCAAGTCGAACCAGAGGAAACGACTACCGAGGTCGCCGTGACTACGACGACTACCAGGGCCCCGATACTAAACGTGGGGTACGTTTACGAAGATTTTTCATCAATGACCAGGGAACCAGACAACAGACAACAGTGTACCGCGGACAGTGACTGCCCCGATGTCGAGCATTGCACAGACAACAGATGCTCCATGTGCGGCCGTGTGACTTCGTCGTGCTTGGAGGAGAACCAAAAAGGCATGTTTGCATGTTGCAGAGGCGCCAAGTGTCAACCACTCGCCAATCAACAAAACCCAACGCTGTTGTGGTGCATGCGAGGTGACAACAACTGCCGGTCCAACAAACAGTGTCCAAAACCCTACAAGTGCGTGACCAGTTTAGGCAAGTGCGGCTTTTGCAAAGATTATGGTACAAAATGCTTTTACGGTCCAGACGAATGTTGCGATGGGTTCTGCGACTCGTCAATGTCCATGAGTACGGTGTACGGTTACTGCAACAAGTTTTCAAGCAAACCTTGCATGTCGTGGACAGATTGCCACGCAAACTTGGCTTGCCACAACAAAAGATGTGTAAACTGCTTGCGGGATTACGCCTTTTGCCGTGCCAACGACGACTGTTGTTCAAACAGGTGCACACCGCTAGAGGGTAACAGCGCAGGACAATACACTTGTAAACCAATCACTGTGTAGTTGTTTGCGTCAACAAGCGTCCGACTTGTCGTGTTAGTTTAGCAGATTAAATTTTTCAGATAATAAACAATGGCCACACGTACAACTATTATTATTTTCTTGTTCTGCTCCTTCGGGGTGTATACGTCAGGTTACGCGAGCAGCTCTCGATGGTGGTTTTGGGACCGTATGGAGTCTACTTGCAACTCCACCACGGTCTGCCAAGAAAACTACAAATGCCAGTCAGTCTTCAACTCGGAGAAGAACATAACCATGTGCATGTACGACGGCAACTGCAAAGCCGACAAGCAATGCCCTGATTATCTAAGGTGCGTAAGCAAGCCTAAAAAATGCGGTTTCTGCAGGGTAGAAGGCGAAGACTGCTTTTTTGCAGGCGACAACGAGTGTTGTAGTGGGTACTGCCACCCTTACCCCTTGGGTTACAAAATTGCCGGTACTTGTGTTGTCATCAGAGCACAAGAATGTAACGAGCATAACGACTGTGACAACGACTTTCATTGTCACGAACATTGGTGCGAGCCGTGTAAACGGGCCAAGACTCCGTGTAGACGCAACGACGACTGTTGTAGCGGTTCTTGTAAAAATAACAAAAAGATTAGTTACCTAGCGACTTGCCAGTAAGATTGGACCTTTAACTTTCACAGTTTTTAATGATCACATTTCATCATTAAAAATTTTTATCACGTTCAGCCGTGTTAGGCCCCTTCATTCGACTTTCAGAAGTCGAAGAAGACTGTCGTCTCGCGGATGCTTTCTCTGAACCAGTCTTGGGTATGAAAATCAAAGGCGAGTTTGTCCGTCTTCTTGGTGTGTTTCCTCCACTAAAAACACCGCTGCTGTTGACATCTTCCCTAGAATTTTTAAGTGTAGACCCACCATGATTGATAATTTTTAAAATGTCAAAGTTCATCTTGGCTGAGACTACTTTGGACACTACAAACACAGTGGTTTGGAACAGCACCAATCCTACGAGTCTTAGCTCGACCGGCCATCTGCTCACGGTGGCGGGCACGTACGATTTTTCACCCAACTCGACAAGCAAGGTGTTGTACTTGTTCATACAACTCATTTGGTACTGTGTGTACCCCTCCATGTCGAAGCCGATCCTCGCTAGAGTCAACTCGCACCCTACAAAACCCATGACCAGATACGACTTGTAACTCTCGACGGCCGAATCCATGGCTAAATTTTTAACTCGCGACTCGTACGCGTTCTTGATCTTGTCGTGGTCAGACAACATGTTAAAGTCTGGAAAGTCGTTGGCCGGGTACAGCTTTTTGAGGTTGCGATACTTGAACAACAGTTGACGCTTTCTGTCATCCTCGTCTTTGGTATCGGCTCGTCTGCTACCGTCGTTTAGATTGACCATTTTGTTGACGTGATCGGCCGCGATACCGTTGTTTGTAGCCACCATGGGATGGTTGTGCCGTCTTTGATGGTTCTTTGGAGCGTCTGCGTCCTTGTCCTCTAAATCACGGTTATCGTGTCGGCGTCTTGCGGGTGGTCGTCTCGCATCTTGGTGACGGTACCCCGATATGATAGTCTTGGCTTTTTGATATACGGCCGAATTGGAGCATTCAATCTGCGGAGAACTGCTGACCAACCTGCGAACTGGCGACTCGGCGTGTTCAGAGTCGGACGTGATCCATTCATAAGTGCCCCTACCCTGATGACGGGTTTTTTCAGGGGCGACCACTGGAGTAGTCTTCTCGGACGACACCGACTCGTACAAATGAGAATATTTTTCCAAAGTAAGGTCAACATCCACCTTTTTTTTGTTTACCAAATTTCTAAGGTACAATTCAGAGAATCTTGGAAATTGTGGTTTGACCCTTCCCTGATCAAACGAATGGGCTATCTTACTAATAGTAAATGTGTCGATGTCTCTAGGGGGCATTGTTTATTATTATTTTTAACCATCAATTTCAATGTTGTCCAAAATTTTTTTCAACTCGTCGTCAGTGTCGTGCAGCGACGGAGCCGGAGATACAGACTTTAAAACGGGGTTCGGAGATTGATCGGGCTTTGAAAAGGTGGCCACCGACCGACTGCACGACTCTACCGACGGAGACTCTCCAAACTGGATCTCCTTGGACAGTTTGGAGATGACGACTTTCGGGCGGTCTCTGCGGTAGGACGACAGGTCGCACGAGTCGCCTACGCATGGTTGGTGCTGTTGCCGCTGCAACGTCTCAGTTGGACGACCACCCATCAACTGTTCCAACAAAGTATGCTGTTTATCCACCCTATTTTTCAACTCTTCCAGGTCCTTCTCGAGGCTGGCCACTCTTTTGTAAAAGTAGACTGCCATAGACCCGATGACCACAACTTCTGACAACAAGTGCATCTTACTCGTCTCTTGCCGGTCGTTGCTGTAGTTGCTCATTTTATTATCACATTGTACCTGGATAGTTAATAAATGACAATGTACCGCACGTTATCCTGTTTCAGGTCGTCGTCCTCTGAGGCGGCCGACTCTGTTTTCTACTTGGACGAACAAGATTTTTTGAAAAAGGGTTCAAATGTCACCTGGAACAGTGTCAAAAATATCACATGCAACAAGAAGGAATTTGACCAAGATTTTGTGAGAAATTTGTACATAATAAGTACCTTGACAGAAGAAATCTCAGAAATAGAGTCCGATCAGGTCGATGACGTAGGTGATCAAATTTTAAAGTACGCCTTTTTCACGGTGGAGGGTGAAATTGCCGATCCCAAAGTCAACGTGGAATCGGTCTGGCTAAACAGGGATGACACGACAAAGACCTTTGCTCGACTGGTGCTGCAAGAAAATGCCGAGAAAGAGTTTGAAAACCAAGTAAAGACCTCTTGGAATATGGTCAAACCAGCTTTTAAAAGTAGTTCGTTCGTATTGGTCAAAATTAAGCACGAAACCGAAGTCGTCAACGATCGTAAAGCCACCAAACTTATGATCTTTGACTCCATTAAATTGATAAGCGGAATAATAGGGTGTTTGTACCTTGACTTTATAAAGTTTGAACCAAAGACGTCCGACATTTTTAGAAACGAGGTCTCTCATTCGTCTCCGAGCGAAGACATTAAAGTTATGGTCAAATTACCCTTTAAAAAAATCAAAGTTATCAAGGTGGTAGTCACCGACAAATTGCTGACGTTCAAGTTTGACACTATGATAAACGACACCTCGGAAGTGGGTAGTCTTAAAAATGTTATTAAAAATATTTTGTCAGACGTCGCCAAATTGGGTTACGTCGCACCTAAACCATCCTTTGCCGAACAAGAGTTTTACTACGGGTCGTACACCATCACAGTGACCGTGCCCAACACGGTTTTAAAAGAGTTGATCACAAACGACCTCAACTTTCGAGAAATGTGCTACATCAACGAGAGCGCCCTGATCAACACCAGGAAGAGTAGCATCAACATCTTTTTCTGGTCGTCGTTTCTCAGAAACAGTGGAATCGCGGCTACAGGAGACGTGCCCGTGAGTTTGTTTGAAAAGCTGACCGGTGAGACCCTGTTAAAAGTTAAAAAAATACCAGGTGGCCCCGACCTAGAAACTGTCGTGGGTTTAATGGTGGATATCCTCAATAAAATTTTTCAATACTCATACAACATGATCGCCAACGTGTCGCTCTACTACAGAGACTACATTCCAGGGTTGAATCTTGAGGGAACCATCTCCAACGCCGAGGCCGATATACCAGTAGGCGGGGTTCCCCTTAAAACGGCCGCACCCGACATTTTTTTGCCCAACTACACCAGGCTGTGTGGCAAGCCTCCAGTGATAGCGTTTGAAGAGGTCGACGGCGCCATGAAATTCCCCGTTTACGGAGAGTCGGACCCCAAATTTTACAAGTGCGAAAACCCAAATTACTCGTACCCCGGACTGATCAAAAATCGATTGGACAACCGCGACAAGTTTCCCTACTTGCCTTGTTGTTACCAGAAACCTCAGGTAAAGAGTCGCAACTACGTGACTTATTTTGAAAAACAGCCGGTAGAAGACAACAGGGTCAATTCGGGAGAGATAGGCAAAACAACGGCAAAGATATTGGCGTCCAAGAGAATAGGGTCGCTCCCCCCCAAAATAGACAAGTTGTTGTTGTACACTACGGGCGTCAAATTTTACAGGTACGGGGTGGCTCGATCGAAGGCGACCTGCCTAAACATCTTGAACATGGTGACCGGTAAAAACGAGTCGGAATCGGCCGTCAGGGCGCAGATCGCCTCCCGGGTCGATCTATGCGCTAACGAGCTACCTCCGGGGAAAGAGGCTCGGGTAGTCAAAACAGACCTGTTGAGGTCATCAGAGTACGTGAGCCCTGTGCTTTTCAAGAGGGCCTTGGAGGACTATTACAATCTGTCGTACTTGCTGTTTTCACTGACGGATGACGACTTTAGAGTCTTTCCGAACGTGGACATTAAGAGAGACGACATTACCCTCAAATCGACCATAATTTTTATGATTGAACACCCCACTATGGAGCATGTGGAACTGATAGTGGACGAGGACACGGTAAACTATGTGAATAAAAAAACTAGTCAACCCGTCTTCAAGTACGACATTGACGACCAGATAGTTGAAAAAATTGTGGACCAGTTTAGGCAGAGATTTGACCACGTCTTGTTTGACACCCGACGAGAAAATTTTCAAACGCCTTCGGCAAGTTTTCCGTGGTCTGGCGACTCTTCGTTGACACCTCTGTACATGTATCTTGACGAGAATGGTCAAAGTAGACTTGTGGAATTTCATGTGAACGTTTCAGGTGACCGTTTTGTGGGGCAATTTAACCCTTTGCCGTACCTAAAGTTACCATCAAAAAATTTGTTGTACTTTACGCGCGTCAACCCTAAACTGTCCACTTTGAAAGTCGAGGGTCTGAAGAAAAAGTTTCCGTGGTTAAAGTTGTATTTTCATGGTGACTATCAACCTACCTCCGACTGCCAAACGTACATGAAAGAATTTAAATCAGCAAAGCGTATGGCCATGTACGTGCTGTGGTGCGCGTGTCACGTCTACGGACAAGCATACCTCCGATCGGGTGTCACGGTCGACGAATGGATACAAGATTGGTGCGAGGTGGTTGAACGTTTCGACTACTCGAGTGTAACTGTAGGGCCCATTTACAACATCAAAGAACTCACCACACGAGACGGTAAACACGTGTTTGGCAGCATAGAAATACGTGAACGAATCAGGTTCAATTTGGGCCTATTGTCTTTGAGCGATTTGACAACGTACGCAGAGGAAGACAAGTACCATCTTTTTTACAAAGACATTGCAAATTTTCAAAGCTTGTCGATTGGTGAAAAGTTAGCATTATCTAAAAAAGAATATTTTCAGAGTATTAACAAACCCTACACGATAAACATTTTGACAACTGAAAACGTCAGGTACATCAAGGCGGACGTCATGTACTTTATCAAAGACTTTTTTGGGTCTGTTGCCTACCGAAACTCAATGTGCCTGTTTTGTTTGTCGTTTGACCGGGTCGTCGAGGCGTCCAAGGCAATGTCTGACCATCCGATAGTGGCAAACGTTACCCCGCTATCGGTGACCATGTTCCAACCGGGCCAGGATGACGGTGTTTGTTATTCCGTGAGTGGCGGTGCTGGCTCGGAAGCGTCCGACAAGGTTCAGGAGATGATTGTGGTCAAAGTTAACAATACATTGTTTTACGGGTTAGTGTTACCAGCATTTTTAACTTGAAAAATAAAGAAGAGTATGGTAGCTGATCTGTGCAAGTACAAGAACGCTTTGGGAGAGCCCGGCAAGGGCTTTAGAGAGGTTCGACTCTTCAATCTTAGCGTGGTGGACGTTGTAGCCACAGTGCTACTAGGAGTGATTTTGGCCAAGATGGTCGGTACTACGGCTGAAATAGGTGTTGTAGGTGCTTTTGTGTTGTCGGTGATTTTTCACAAAATGTTTTGCGTAGAAACCACCATAACAAAATTTTTTAAATTTTAATGGTGTGTTATTCCATTAAAATTCTAATAAAATATTACGTTAGAATGATGGTTGCACGTACCGCAGGTGGGTTTGCAATTGGTGTTGCCGCAGTTGTTGGTGTTGCCGCAGTTGTTTAGGTTACCCAAAGAACAGTCGTACTTGTCCCCTAAACCGCATTTAGCTGGGAATCGGGCGATTGTTCCGTAGTCGAAACAATGATCTGGACTTTTGTCTTCAAGATGCACCTCTCGAAGAGGTGGACAAGAGTAAACGTAGGGCGCGATACCCGGTATTCTACAGTGACCCCTAAAACTATGGCTAAAGTTGCCTATGGGCTTGGGATAATGAGGGTCCGAGCCGATCTTGTTCTCAATTTCTAATCTTAGATGGTCACTTTGACCATTGTTTACGATATTGTTGATCCAACCGGGATGGTTGTTGTAGTAACTGTACATTTTTATTATTTTACATTTACCGGAGAGATTTGTAGATGGCTGGCACTGTCTTTACGAAACCCATTGTTTTTAAGGTTAAAATACCCTCTTCAGCGGCTGTTTTTTCCGAATCTTTTTTACGGTACGCTAGACCGTGTCCTATTAGTTTTCTTGTAGAGTCGTTCAAAGCACAAAACACTTTGGTCAAGTGCATCTTGTTATCTTGGATGTTGGTCGTATAGATTGGTTTACTGCCTATTCGAGTCTTGTGCTCGTCAAAGACTCCCTGAAGCCTGTTCTTTGAGTCTACCAGCACGTTGTAGTCAATCTGCAACGTGTACGGTTCAAACAACTTTGAGAGAAGCTCGTATACCAGCTGATAGGCCAGCCCGGGATAACTTTTGGATTCGTCAGTGTAGTCTTTGACCACAAACTCGATAACACCTATCAGAGCTTCAAAGACGTCTTCGAGGAGGTCCTTTCTAGACAGTTGTCTGACGTTTTCGGACGCTGACACGAACGACCACATGTCGAGATCTTCTGCCACGCGATGAAGGTAGTTTTTGGACCCTATAACGATCTTCATCCTCGCCACTATCTCTATGGAGTCTGGGTTCCCTCGAAACTGGGGAAACTTTTCGTAGGCGTCCCATACTATAAATTTGCCTATAGTCGCGTCTCCCATCTGTTCAAAGAGCTCGTAGTTATTTTTAGGGTCTACGCTGGAGGATGTGAAAGCCATGTGAAAAAAAGGCATAGTTTGATCACTAAGGTATTTGTCTAGGTATTTATGGTCAATGTCTACGTGTTTAAAAATTGTTGTTAAAAAATTTTTAAACGACTCGTCACGTGGACCGTGATACACCTGGACGGTAGGGTCGAATACGTGCTTCATATTTTTATTATGGATAATTTAATGGCGCTTTTTTATCATTTTATATCGTTGAGGTACTTTTGAAGATAAAAAGTGTTGACCCCTAGAACGGCCACAAACACCACTCCCAAGATTTTAGAGTCGAAAATTAGGTCTCTGGAACCTTTAAAAACTACACTGGTTGTGACAAAGATCATAAGAACCACGATCATGTAATTTTTTTTAATATCAAATTCAAACGGCAACGTAGGTACTTGTGGAGTAACCGGGACGGGTGGCAGTATTGGTTGTGGGGGTGTCGGTACAGGCGGTATGGGCTTTAATGGACTTGGCGGTACTATTTTAGGTGGTGGCGGTGGACTCGGTGCCGGATCTTGTTTAAAGACGCAGTTTATGGTACTCTGAACGTCGGTAATGTTGACGTCTCTATTTTTCAAAAAATTGTAAATAACGTCGCAAAAGTTGGAGGGGCACGAAGGTTTTTGAACATCTGACGTGTTCAGATAAGACTCTCCGTTGGCACAAGGTACAAACCAACAACCGTCGTTAATGACTTTTCCTACCTTGAGATTGCGGTAAATGTCGTTGCTGGCTCTGTTGACGCACTTGCAGTCTGGAGTGTTGTGCACTGCACAGTAGTTTTGAACCACAGTATCCTGAACGTTTTTTGGTTGCTGGTTGAACCAGCCTCGACACAACTCGCCGTCTTTGCCTACCGATTTGAGCCTGGAGCACTTGGGCATTTTTTCCAACGTTTCCGGGTCAACCACACAAGTGTCGGAGGCCTGTTGGCAATAGTTTGCCAAGATTGAGTTGTACTCTTGAGCGTTTTTGCCGTTGTTGGAAAACTTTTGCTTAAAGTTGTCAATCTGCTCCAGTCTGTTGATCTTGTTTACGTCGTAAACGCATCTCAAGTCTGGTCCTTTCGAGTCCCAGGCCACCTTCAGCAAGGGATCTCTTTTGTGAGAGTCGACTCCCACGTCGCACTCTGCGGCATCTGGTTTTGAACACTTTTTTTTGTTAGGGCATGTAAAACAACACGACTCGTGCCCGTATTCCCAGTCTTGCATACCGTCTGTTTGACCACATTTGCGTGCTCCCGTAAACGCCGTACAGGAGAAGCAATCACAGGGTTGACCAGTGTCGTAAGATTTTTTTAAAGATTTTTGGACCGTATAGCCGTTTACGATCGACGTCATTTATTATCTTTGACACGCAACATTTATTAGTACTCTTGCACCAGCAACCATTGCTATACTGTTCTAGCAAGTTGCCGGGTCGTTGTCGGATCATAGAGTCAACTAGCTGGTTACCAAGTACCACAACTGAGATCGTGTACTCTTTGCAACAGCAGCAGCAGCAGCAGCCAGCTAGGCGACGGCATCAGAGACTATACGAGTTCCGGTGGTACAAGCGGTCGAGATTTGTAACTCGTGTTGTAGTACCGGATCCTCTCCGTTGTCGCTCGAGATTGTAGTTGGCTCGATAGCTTGGGTAAATCAATAATCCACTAGCAAAATCGATCGGCAAGGGTACATGTCACGGTTCTTTTACAACTTTTCAAGTTTATGGTTGTAGATGCCATAACTTTTTAAAAACGGCCAAAATCCACTAGCAGACTGTTATGGTACGTTAAACCATTACTTTGGAAATTTGGTAAAAAATTTAAAGCACGATATCGAGCTGGTACAAGTTGGTTTGGGGGTCGCTCCCCGTTGGTCGCATTTGGATCCCCGTTGGTCGGGCTGGATAGCTTGGGTAAATCAATAATCCACTAGCAAAATCGATCGGCAAGGGTATATGTCACGGTTCTTTTGCAAGTTTTCAAGTTTATGGTTGTAGCTACCATAACTTTTGTAAAACAGCCAAAATCCACTAGCAGACTGTTATGGTTTGTTAAACCATTACTTTAGAAAATTGTAAAGCAGTACGATATCGAATCTGGTACAAGATGGTTTGGGGGTCGCTCCCCGTTGGTTGCCCCCAGTTTGATAGTACTCGTGGTTGTCTAACACCATAGCGTTGCAACTTTTCTCGCCCTCTTGGGGGGGTACCATGTTTGGACACCGGTCGTAGTCGCCGCGAGTACTGCGTACTCGGTCTGATGCCGTA